GCGGTTTTCAGTGCTCGTAACCCAGTCACATAAACTCTGCCAGTTGGTATTTGGTTTTGTTAGTGTGGCTGTAGTCATTTATTTAAAAAGAGAATTTTGCTCCTAGCTTTGTGCCGTAGGTGTTGTCAGCATCTTCAACTTGGTTGAAAGATACTTCACCATAGACGCCAAGTTTATCTGTAGCAGAGATAGAGCCACCAAGCTTGCCAGAGAAATTAGACTCTGAATCAACGCCATCAGCAGCATTAATCGTCTTACCACCTTGGACATAATATGCAAGGGAGCCAAGATTGTTTTCATAACCTATGTGTAGGTCAGTTGCTCTTGATGTATAATCAGAGCCAGTGTAGTTAGCGTTTGTTTCAACGTTAACATATGGTCCTGCAAGTACAGGACTAGAGAATAGTGTAGCTGCAACAGCTAATGATATTTTTTTCATTTAAAATATGCCAGGTATGATTTGTCCAGTCGTGGCGTACGCTCCAAGAGCAGCCATGATACCGATCATAGCCCAGCGGCCATTTTGAATTTCAGCGTTGTCGTTCATAGTGTATTCAATAGGTGCTTGAAGTGCGATAACTTCTGTGTCGTTCATTAAAATAATGTGTAAGTTAATGGGCGAGGATGAAAGTTCAGGTCGCCACGATACACCTATGCTTTGAAATTACTACCGAAAAATTTATTAAAATCTCTAATTCGTCTTTCATTACCTGGTCTAATAAATAAATCAGTACCAGGTACAGGATTTCTTGGATCTGGACCAATAGTTTCTTGCTTGCCTTGTGCCATTTGTAAATTAAATCCAGTTGCTGCAGGTATCAGTTGTAGTATCTTAAGTAGATCCTGTGGTTTGATATTTATATTCTGTAAGAAGTTTGGTAGATCAGTTTGGTCTTTTAACTTTCCTTTAGCTGCTTCCTTCTCACCTTCTGTAGTTCCCTGATCAGCTAGGTTTCTAATCTTACTTTGCTTTTGTTGGGTCTTATGTTTCTTAGGATCTATGTCAAACATTCTAGACTCAAGAGGTCTTCCATCTGGTCCCATATTATCATCTGTAATAGGATCTCCAGAATCTATATAGCCTCCCTTCTTTTCTAACTTTTGACCTTCAGTTTCTTTAGGGTATGTAGTCTTATCCTGATAGGGTTCAGATTCCCCAGGTTGATTAAGGTTAGTACTGACTATCTTCAGTATCTCTCCCATAGCATTCTGTTGTTTATCTTGTTCTAACTCCGCACCAAGACTTTTACCAAGTCGTAATGAATCTATTAGTTGTTGTGTTGCTACCATAATTAGAAGTTAATATTTGAGCGTTCAAGCTTCTCCATTATGTCTAAACGGTATGCTGGATCTCTCTCATAACGAGGATCACTCATAGCTTTGACAACTTCAGCTTGACTACGGAATTGAGATCCGTCTGATTTGGGTGCATTTCCTGTTAACATTTTACCTTGGTATCCCTGCTCATCATTATACCTATAAGCTAAGGCTTTAACTGCAAAGAATGCAGACAGTGGGTTGCCACTTTCCATAACTTCATCGAACATAGAAATCTCTTGTTCACTTAAGCTACCTTGTGCCCACTTCATCATGTCATTATACTTAGCTTCTCCACCAGCTATATTCTTTAGCTCTCGTACATTCTGTTCTGTAAAGTCTGGAGGTTTAGGTATATATTTAGTAGCTGCATCTCTTCTCCATTCAAGATGTAGTTTAGCTAGTTCATTAGTACTTAACTTACCTAACTTATCTAAAGTTTCTTTACTATACTCACCTGACTCAGATGTAGCTTGATCCCACAAGTCATCTAAGAGTCCAAATTCTTGAGTATTTTCTTCAGTTTCTTTCGTTTCTTCGCTATCTTCTTTGGACTCCACTTGTTCGTTATCTTCGGAGTCCCCAGTTTGCGAGCTATCTCCAGCACTTTGTTCTCCAAGTTTCTTTTGAAGTTCAACATATGCTTTTTCTAATTCTTGTGCATCTTTATATTTGCCAGCAAGAAGATCATCTTGTGCTTCTTGCATGGCTTCTCCAACCTTCAGAGAATCCTGCTCATCAGCATTAAGATTCTCTATTGAGGTTGCTTCTTCTGTGTTTTCAAATGTTAATGTTTCTGCCATTAGTATCCTTCAGGTGGTGCTGCAGGAGGTGCTTCCCCTCCTCCTCCTCCTAGCTGTTCTGCTAGAGCAGGGTTCTTAGTTGGATCAAACACTGGTGCTTTAGCCATGTTAGGTGCTTGCTCCATAGCTGTTTGTTCTAACTGTTGTTGTTGTGCTAACTGCTGGTCTTGTTGTAGTTCTTGTACACTCTTAACTAAGTTGAGTACATCTATACCTTGAGCAGCTGCAAGTCTTTTAATTACTTCGTCAGGATTAATGTATTGTTGGATAGCTTCTGGACCCATTGTCTGTGCAATGGTCTGTAAGAATGAACCAAGACTTTGAACGTCTTGTCCTCTACCAAGTGCATTAATACCAGCAACAATGATAGGCTTAACCATACCTTTTGGTATACGTGGTATCTCGCCTGTCTTTTGGAAGACATTAAGTTTCCTATTGAGATAGGGTACTAAGAATTCTACTGTTAGTAATCCGAATAGTCCTCCGAGTTGTTGTTCTAGTTCTAGCTGAGTCATCCGTACTTCTTCAGCAGTAGTACGCTCTGACTGTCTTACATTTAATATTAAGAATGCTTCACTTAATCTCGTCTCTAACCTATTCATCAGCTCATTAGCTGTACTGAAGTCGGCGGTCTTGCCTACTTGTACTACACCTATATCATCTGGTCGTCCTTGGACGATAGCTCCGTTGCCTGCTTGGGCTAGAGTCTGTGGTTTAGTGGTACTTGAGGGTGATACAACAAACACTACTTTAGCAGCCGCTGCAGACCCTTCTACGAGTGCCTGAGACAATGCTTCGAGTGACTTTAGATCCCCTATAAACTGACCTACTCTACCACGACCATAATCCTCACCATCCACTGAGTTAAATCTTAGTGGCAACCACGGAGTAGCTTCTACTGGTGCTTTACTCTGAGATTTAGGAAGAATCTTTCCATGTACTTCTTGATGCCAGATAAATCTATTGTTATCTCTGGTGACATGAGTATATACGTCACACTCTTGCTCTTCTGGTTCATCTGTTTCAACCAGTGGCATCTCTTCATTTTCAGGAATGTAATCACCTAGTAATTTCTTATTGATACGTTCCTTGGTAACTATTTCTATCACATCTCCGTTGCCATCTCGTTCTATAACATAGCGATTAAGAGGGAAGAGTTTAAGACCTGCTTTACCCATAAAGATTAGAGCATTACCTGCTACTACTAAATGTTGTAGTGCTTGGTGAATGATCACACGATCATCTGATGCTGCGATAGCATCTAGGATTGTACGTTCAATCTTTGCAAAGGATAAGTCGAGTTCTGATTTTACTTCGGGAGGGAAATCTGTACCTAGTTGAGACTCATCTAACTGTAGCTTAAAGAAGCTGGTTTGTGGAGGTACTAGACTGAGCGATAGTTTACTCGCTAATGCTACTACACCTTTGGCACCAACACTTTGCCATGGAGTCTTTAAATTTTTCATACCTTTTGAGTTCTCTTCGTGACCTCTAATAAGATATGGTAGGGTAAGTTTCCCTGCGTCTTCTGCTTCTGTTAAGTACTGAGCACGTTCACTGGATAGATAGTCATACCGTTCTTTTGCTGACATTGTTCTTAGATGTTAAGGGACTGGTTAATTCTCATACCACCACGGTTAAATCCACCGTAGGCTCCACCGCCTCTGCGTTGTTGTTGTGTTAATCCTTTCTGAGTTCTAACTCCTTCAACACCTTGTTTAGGTTGTAAGTTATAAATATCTTTAAATTGTTGTTGCTGTTGAGCAGTCATATTTTGGAACGCTTCATTTTGTTCCATTGCTGCTTGTTTCTGAGCTTCACTTAAATTTCTAAAGTTAGAAGCTTGAGATGCTTGTAGATCCCTAAAGTTTTGAGTCTGTGTAGCTCCTAGTCCTCTAAAGTCTGCTCCTAGTTGTTGCTGTTGAGAACCTAGTCCTTCGACTGTACTTCCAAGTGCTCTAAAGTCTCCTGTTAATTGACCTAATGCAGCAGCATTAGCTTCTCTTTGCTGACGTTCATATGCTAAGGATGCATCACGACCTGATCTCCAGTTAGCGAACTCCTGTCCTCTTCTGTCTAGGTCATCAAACTTACTTCTGATCCAAGCATCATCATAATCATTTGGTGTTTTAGTTGTATGATGTACTGTTTTAGTTCCACCGCCACCCATTGTTTTAATCTCCAAGTGTAAGGGTTACAAGGGAATGCTTATCATTCCATTTTAATTTTTTGGCAAGACCTTTTCTTACCTTGGCCTCGATGAAATCGCAGCCATTTATTTTAGCAAAAGTTATTACGGAACCTTCAAATAACTCCATGAATTCATCGAACTGATGTCCTGATTTAGTAGCCCAAGCATGTATGTAAAATGATTTCTTGCGTGGGTATTCAACTAATTCTCCAAGGACAACACATTCAATATTGTATCCATCTACTCCTATCCATAAGTAAGCTCTGCTTTCTTCGATAGCTGGTAGAAGATCTTGTGCTGTTACATCTTCGATTCCGTAAGCTAATGCTTTATCTAATAATGGCTGTATCTCAGGCCATAATTCTAGTACATCCTTTGGTGGTACAAGGTGTGCTTTCATTCGTTTTCTAATCTATTTCTAAACCATTCTACTACTGATCTTTGACCAGCTTTATACATAATAGATGCTAGTTCTTCTTTAGGATGAGGTGTAACGGGTGGGAATTTTTCATCCATTTCTAATACCATTGACTCAAGATTAGGACCGAGTAATGGTTCAAGCGTATTGGGGTAGGTTGACATTGCTGTGTTCAAAGAAAGCTGGCATACGGGCTGATCTGGTGTCAGAAAGTTGTGGGGCTTTGCCCTCATACATTAATCGATCTGATGAATCCAGCCAAAAATTTTTGTCCAAATATTTATCGGTAGTATTTATACCTAGAGGCTGGAATATCCAATTAATCGTGGCCTTCCTAAGTTTGTCCAAAGAATTACTAGGGCGTAAACCCATAGCAGAACATACGAGAGAATTACAGGCAACATGAATCTGCTCGTCTCTTGAAATATCTGCCGAGGTCGTGCGTAGACCAGCATCACCACAGAACCTAAAAAAAGGTAAAATAACAAAGAAGATTGCACGTTCGGCTACCAATGCTTTTAATATAGTGTGATCGGGGTGTGCTTCCCAAGCATCTCTTAACTTGAAAGCTTCATATTCTGCTTTTTCATCAACGCCTATAGCGTTAGTGATATAGCTAAGGGCGAGGTCGTGTTTGACCTCATCCTTAACATTTGATTCTAGAAGAGTCCGTGCAGATTCGGGAACCTCCTTTTCAAGTGCCTCTGTAATAAACTCGCCAACTGGTAGCTCCATATGGCGTATTGCGAGAGCACGGTAGATGGCCTCTTCAGCTCCGTGTTTAAGCTCACCAGCTGTGGTCTGGACGGGATTCCAAGTTCTCTTTCTATTGAGTAATTTTTCATAAGGGTTTTTCATTCTTGACAATCGCAGGTTATTGGGTTTTCTTGTAAAATACCCTGCAAGTAATCATCAACGTCATCTTGATCTAATGCTGCATACGCATCGCTCTTATCTTGTACGTCTCCCATTACCTGAAGGCTGTAATATAAGGAGGTTTGAGGCGAAGCCAACCACTCTTCCACGAATTGCTCATCGTATTCTACAACATCACTCCAAGAGTTGAAGCTATAGCCATGAAGAAGTCCTGTTTTCTCATACATAATCATTATCTCATCTGCTACTCTCTTGTAAGCTTCCCAGCCTACTTCGCTTGCTATTTCTACTTGTCCATAATTATAGGTTTGCACTCCGAATGTCCCACTATCTCTGTCCACAGAACGAGAGATTGGTGGTGCAATTTCTGGGGTACTCGTAAAGCCATCCAAGTCCTTGCTTCGATAACTACAAGAGGCTGTCGGAGCAATTGCGAACGCTCT